ATGATGCCGCCCGTTCCGCCCCCGCCGCCCCCGCCGCCCCCGCCGCCGCCCAGGAATTTGCTGGCGAAATTCCCCGCGATCGCGTCGAGCATCTTGTTCAGAAACCCTTCGATGAAATGGTTCAGCATGTCGGCGAGGATGTTCGCGAACGCTTGTTTGATCGAGTCCCAGATATTGATGAATCCCTCTTTGAACCCCTGCAACCCGGCGAGCATGTCGCCGAAGGACTGCGACATCGTTCCGCTGATGCCGCGAATCGCGTCCTGAATCGCGGGACGGACGACGCGTTCCCAATACGTCGGCAGTTCCCCGCTCGCGCGTTTCTGTGCCTCGACCATCTTGCGCCACGCCTCTTGCGCTTCGCGCGAGGTCGCGCCCGCGACGCGGACGATCGCCTCGTAATCCTCTTTGGCGACGCGCGCGAGTTCGTTCAACGACTTCTGCGACGTGATGCCCATGCGTTCCATCGCTTCCGCCGCGCGACCCGCGTTCCATTCCTCCGGCGACAGGATCTTGTTGACGTCTTTGAGACCGCCGCCGATCGTCGAGAAAATCGAATCGAGGTCGTACCCCGATGCCGCCGCGGTTCGGAGTCCGCCCGTCAACCGGTCGAGTTCCTCCGTCGTCTGTCCGAGCGAAATGCCATACGCGACCATGCCGCGCGTATCGAACCCGACGTCCTGCAACCGTCGCGCGGCCGCGCCCGCCGCGTCATACGCCTCGGCGAGTCCTTTGACTTCAATGCCGGACGCCTTCGCCTTCGCGACGAGGTCCGCCAGTTTCGGGAGCTGCGCGGCGAGGACGCGATCGAGGTCGAGACCGTCGCGGACCGCTTGCGCCTGTTGTGCCGTGAACTCGCGGAGCGCGGCGTTGACGGACTGTTTCGTGACCAGACCCAGTGATTCGAGTGCGGCGCGGAGGTCCTTCGTGCGTGCGGCCGCTTCCGCTTGGGCCGCGGCATTCCGTGTCGCCGCCTCAGCGGCCTGTCGGTCCGCTTCCGCTTGGAGACCGATCAGGGCTGCGGCGTCCGCGGCGTCGAGCCGTTTCTGCGTTTCCGCGGCGACCTTGGCTTGTGCCTCCGCGTTCGCGGTCGCTTGCACGGCCGCTTTCGCGTCCGCGGCGGACATCTGTTCGATACCGGTCGTCAACCGGAACAGCTTCGCGCCGAGCGCGTCGGACGAGAGCGCCCATTCCGCGATGAAGTTTTTGACCGACTCCATCTTGCCGATCTGCCACGCGGCGAGGACCGCGCCGATCGCGAGGGCGACCAGTCCCAACGTTCCCGCCGTGATGCCCGCGGCGAGACCGACGCTCTGAATCGCGGTCGCCATCGTCGTGAAAATCGCCGAGTTCGAGAACAGTCGCCACAAGGGACCCGCGGTCAACGCCAACGCCGTAATGGTTCCGCTGACCGCCGTAATGCCCGACGCCCAGGTGGCGATTTCCTGATGCGACGCGACCCATTGCGCGACCCCGTCCACGAAATCCTTCAATTTCGCGGTCGACTTCCCGACCGCATCGCCGAAGTCCGCTTGCGCCTTCCCGGACTGCGACAGGACGCGTTGTCCCTCTGCAAGGACCGCGTTCGTGACCGCCTGTTTCTTTTCCTGTTCGTCGAGGTCCTTGACCGCCTTGTGCAGACTCGCGGCGTAGACCTCGACCGCTTTCGCGGCGTCGATGTTCAACCCGATCGTTTTCAGTTGTCGGTCCTGTCCCGTCGCCATGACGTTGATCAACGTCTCGAACGCTTGGGACGTGTCGCCGCCGATCCGGTCGGCGAGGACTGCCGCGACATCCGCGGTCTGCGTGAACTGGTCCGCGGTCAATTGGAGTCCCTGCGAGAGACCGGTATTGACCGTTTTCATAATCTCGAACTGCGACATCGTCCCGAGGGTCGCGCGCTGGAGGTCCTCCAACATGACGTCGGCGGATTCCCCGATCGCGCCGGTCAACAGGTCGAACTGTTCCCGGACGTCCGCGACATCCGCGCCTCGCGCGCCAAGGGTTCCGATGCCGGCCGCGAGACCCGCGACCGCGGTTCCGACCGCGCCGACCGCGGTTGCAATGTCGGCGAACGAGAGTTTCGCGCGCGCCGCTTCGGTGGTGATTTTGGAGAACGACTCAGGGATGGCGATGCCGAGCGCCTTCATTTTGTCGGTCGCCGCGCCGACCGTCGTCTGAAGGCGTTGGAGTTCGGTTTGACTGAGTTTCGAGACCCCGCCGATGTCGTTGACGGCCTTGACCATCAACGTCGCTTGTTGAATGACCGCTTTCCCGGAGAACGAGTTCGCCATCCGGTCGAGGGACGACCCGACCTTGGCGGCGTCGGTCTGGAACGACGTCAGCTTGGCGGACGCCTTTGTGACTGCGTCGTAAAAGTTCCCGAAGTCGGCGACGAGTTTCCCGGTCAGCGCCATTCCGCATCACTCGATTTCGCGTTGCTGTCGTTCGCGTTCCTTGACCAGTTCCTCTAACAGGACCTCATACACGTCAACCGGCAACGACTGGACCGCGTCCCAGGTCCAGTGCATCAGGCGACAGACGTTGAGGTCGACGACGATTCGGTCTCGCCAAAAGGGCTGGCCTTGTTCGCCTCACGTTCCCGCGTGTTGTCGTTGTCGTGGCGTTGGACCGCCTCGAGGATTTCTGCGAAGCTGGTCACGTCCAACGCGTCGAGATAATTCGCGACGACCTCGATCGGTTGTCCGCGGATGACGACCGGTTTCCCGTCGTCATCGACGAACGACCAGTCGAGCAGATACGCCAACACGGTCTCGAACGGCGCAAACGTCATGTCGACGATCGGCGCGGTCGCCCCGTTCCCGTTCAACGGAACCGGTTTCATCAGTCGCGCGTAGACCTTCCGTTGTTCGCCGGAGGTCAATTCCCGTTTAACTAAAATCCAGTCGCCGTTGCTGATGTCAATGCGGACTGTGTCCGGTCGTACGAATCTGGACATCGGACCCTCGTATGTACTCGCCGAGACGGGCGACGACGCGCCCGTTCTGCATCTGCAATTCCAGGATCGGCCATCGCCATTCGCCGCTCTTTGTGGGCGCGACGAACGTCAACGGTCGCCGTGACAGGTTGAACGCGTTCGACATGACGCACGTCCCGGACAGGAACGTCTCGCCTTTGCTCGTGCGCGTGACGCGATAGCCGTTCAGCGCCGCGGCCGTGAAATACGACCAGTCGATCCGACCGACGACGCCGTTGACGGTGTACGCGCCATCGCGCGCGGGCATCGGCATACGTCACGCCGCGAGCGGTTCGCCTTCGACTTGTCGACGCGCGAGCAACGCCGCAGGACCTTCCAACGTCCAGTCGCCCGCCGCGACAAAGTTCCCGGACAACGTGACCGCGCCTCCCGACGAGACGTTGATCGATGCGTCCAGGTAGCCCTTGCCCTCGAAAAAGAACGTCGGTTCGTCGCGCGCCGGGACCAGATTGAGCGTGACCGGCGTTGTCCCGCCCGCGACTTGGAACAACAGCGGCGAGGAATCGGAATTCCAGAATCCGCCATACGTCCCTTTGATGTCCTTCAACCCGAGGACGTACTGTTTGTTCGCGTCGCCGAACGCCGTGACGTCGACCTGATCGCGCGCCTGATCGAGCGTCCACGAATTCAGGTCCGCGACCTCGACGACCGCGGTCCCGCCGAGCGGGTCCATCTTGACTTGTCCATAAATCCCGTGTTTGCGTCCCGCCATCGTCGTTGCTCCTATGCGTTAAGGGTTGACGCTCATCACGACGCGATAGCGCGCCCCGCGATGCAGGAACCGAATCGCCGGATCGACGACGTCCGTTTCCTGATACTGAATCGGTTCCTCTCGAAAACACGCCATCGGCGAATAGCCCGCCGCCTCGAGGACGTTCTGTTCCAACAACACGTCGATCCGTTCGGTCGCCTCGACGCTGACCGTGCCCGCGTTCGCGACCGTCGTCCGGACGATCGTCTGGACCTGATACAACCGCGCCTCGTACGACCGTCCGCCGAACTGATGTTCGTCAACCGCATCGGTCAACGTGATCATCCCGAAGCGCGTCCCGTTCTTTGGCGACTCGTCGAACCAGAACCGGTCGGGCAGGAGCGCGACCAGCTCCGCGTCGCCGTTCAAGCGGGCGAGCAACGCGATGTCGATCGCGGACGACTCAGGCACGGTTCGTCGCCTCCAGCCCTTTGTCCTCTAACAGCGCGGCGAGGTCCTCGTACGTCGCGCGTCGTTCCTGTTCCATGACGGGCACGAACGCATGGAGCGGAGGCGCGGGCGGCATCACGCCGCGGAACGCGCCCTGTCCGGTCGACCGTGCGACCGTGCCGTACTCGAAAATGTGCGCGTGTTTCGCGCGTGCACGGACGACGAGCGCGACCCCGAATCGACCGGTATCCTGAAATTCAGTCACGACCGATCCGGCGAGGTTCCCGGTATGCCAGTGCGATTGATAGTTCGACCGGATCTGTTGTGCGGCGTTGGACCCATGCCGTTGCACGATGCTGCCGCCCTCCGTCGTGAGGTCGGAGGGCAGGGACCGGAGTTCCTCCAACAATCGCGGCAGACCGATGATGTCGAGACGACTGCTCATGGCACGACTTCCTCACACGTCAATTCCAGGGTCACGCCGCGGAGGTCCGGGTCACGCACGCCGGTCACGTTGAACGCGCGACCGTCCTCCATCCAGATGCGCGTGTCCGTCGTGACCTGCGGATGGAAATCCATCGTCACGATCCGGGTCGCGGTCGCAAGGACCGTGCTCGCGGGGTCGCGCTCGAGATTCCGCGGCGGGTTGTCGAGGACCGCCGCGTCCATCTGCGCGGGGTCAAGGTCGACATACTCGTACGAGAATCCGCCGACGCCGTCCGGAATGGGCGGTCCCGGATTTCGCAACGTGATTTCGTGACGTCGTTGACCTCTCGTCGCGGGCATGTCCTCACCTGTAGGCCGGATGACGGAAGCGAATCAGGATCGGATCGATTTCCGCCCAGATCCCTTTGTCCGTATAGAGGTCGTCGCGCGTCGCGGGGTCGTCGCCGCGATGTTCATACAGATACGCGGTCATCATCAGAATCGCCGTCTTAATCGGGAGCGGCGTCGTCGTCTCGTCCCATGTCGGATCGGCGTTCGCCTTCAGATAGTCGAGGACGATCGCGGAGGCGGCGTCGACCTTCATCTGGACGTCCGCGTCGTGTGCCGTGCCCTTGACCCGCAGATGCGTCTTTGCGTCATTCAACGAGACGTGCGCCACGATCCTCAACCGTCCTTTCTCGTCGCGCGTCCGCCGTCGCGACCGTGTTTGACAATCAACCGGAATCGCTCATGGTCGAACCGCGCGGACGCGTGTGATTCGAGACAGACCCAGAGCGAGCCGCGATGCGTGACGACGTCGCCCAGGTTGTAGGTCGTGCCCGCGGCCCAGTTCGTCGGGACCTTCAACGACTGCGTCCTGAGCGTGTCGAGGTCGAGCCGCAACGCGCGGAGCTCGTCCTGTAGCGCGTCATCGACCGCGCGCGCGACGAGCGCGCTGACATCGCAGGCCGCCATCAATTCAGCGGTCGCGTCCGCGTCCCGCTGCATACGTTCAACCGCCTTTCTGTCGGGCGCGTCGTCGCCTCGAGGACGACGGAGGTCGGTCACGTCCACGCGTGGCGGGGTCGCGGCGGTCGGTTTCGCGAACGGCTTGTCCGCGTCCCGCTCCGCGAGCGCGGCGAGCGAGTAGTACTGCTGCTGCGCCATCGGCGACGCGCCGCCTTTGACAGACCCGAGTCCGAAGTATTTCAACCGCGCCTCGTCGGGCGACATGACCGCCCCGCCGATCGCGTCCGCCGCCGCCTTCGTTCGCGTCAACGTGTCCATCCACAACAGGTCGTTGATGTCGAACTCCGTTCCGAGGGTCGGTCGCGGGAATTCCAGTCCCTTATCCAACGTCGCCTCGAACGACGCGAGCAACGATTGAATGCACTGCGAGTAGTACTGCTGGAGCAGAGGTTCGACGTTCGCGTACGGGGGCGGCGGTCCGATGCCGACCATATAGGGCGGGACGTGATAACAGGAACAGACCGTCTCGCCGGTCCAACGCAGTTGTTCGATGAACTGAGAGTCAACCGCGTTGACCGACAGTCCCTCGTACTTGAGACCGTCGCCGAGGACCGCGGTCCGTCCGACGTTGGGTCCCGTATAGTTTTCGTCGAAGTACTCTTTGGCGCGTTGGACCGCGTCGTCCGACAGATGTCCGGGCGCAGTGAGGATGCCCCCAGGTCGCGCGCCGTTCGCGAACAACAGACTCGATTGCTTCTGCATATTCAACGCTTGGAGCGCGGACGCGCCACACGCGAACAACGGCGTCACGCCGCAGAGCGGATGGAAGATCGGACACATCAGGTCGTGCAGGATTTCGCTCGCCGGGACGAGCACGTCGGTCACGTCCGGATCGCCCAACCAGTTCAGATCCTCACGGTGCAATTGATAGAACACGCTCCCGTCCGCGCCGACCATCGGCGTGACATACGCGGGGTCGAGGACGTACATCGCGACGACGACGCCGCGGTTGTCGCGTTGTTTCAGGACGTAGGTATTCCCTGCGATCAGTTTGGAGATGATCCAACGTTCAATAAATTTGATGATCGTCTGGTAGCGGTTCGGGACGCGGAGGACCGGCGAGTACGCGGGATTCGTCGTCTCATGCCACACGCCCTCGTTGTCCTGTTCGACGAGTCGCAGACGGAGTTTCGCGACGTCCGACGCAATCAACGTCACGCACGCGAACACGGCGAAATTGGCGAGGACCGATTCCGCGCGGAGTTCCTCGTTCCGTTGCCACGCGCCGGTATAGGGTTCGCGGACGACAACCGGGAGCCAGCCGCGACCGCCCGCCAACCAGCTATTCGAGGACAACGGTCGCAACGCGGTCTGAAGGGCTTTCGTGACGAGATAGCGGACGAGGGTCATGGCGGGAATCCGCGCGCGGGTCCGTGGAGCGACTCACGAAACCCGCGCGCGTCGGGCGCTACCGGGAGGGCGCGACCGGTTTCGCCGCCGATGCCGCACTCGGCGAACGACGTGCCGCCGCGAGTGCGGCGGGACTCGGCGCGTAGCTTGCGCCGGTCACGATCTGAACTGCGACGTCACGTCCGCGCTTCCAATTGACCCACCTTTCCGCTCTCAGACCGACCAAATTGTTCTGCCACAAATTGACCATGACGGTCGTCGCCAGTGGCGGATTGTCGGGCGCGGAGTCCATCTGTACCGACGCCTCGCGCGAGATGTCGATCTGCACGCCACCGTCGTCCGCGTAGAGAATCGCGGACGGTTGAAACGCGATGACGTTCCCGTTCGCCGCGTTCGACGTGATGATCGTGATCCCTTCCGCCGTTCCTCCGGTCGGCGACATGTTCGGGAACATCCGATTGCCCAACGAGTCGCGAACCATGCCCATGCCGAGCGCGTTGGTCTCGCTCATGATGAGCGTCACGCCCGCGAGCGGGACGTTCGCGGCCGACAACGCGGCGAGCAACGCATAGAGGTCCGACAACGGATCATCGACGGACGAAATCGGCGTGATGCCGTTCGTAATCGACGCGGGCGACACGTTCGCGACGGCAGCGACCGCGGGGTCAATGAATTGCAGGTCGAGGAACGCCGCAATCCCCGCGATCATGTCCGCGCGAACGATCGCCTCCGCGGAGGGCGACGACACGCGAACGAGTTCCTCTGTCAAGACGATGATGCCCGCCGCTTTCGCGATGTCGAGTTTCGCGGTCCCGAATCCGAGTTTCGTCACGGCCTTCGGCGCGCCCTGCCCGACCCATCCGTACGACCCGCCCGCGGTCTGCGTCGGAACCGACGCGAGGAACGGCACGCGTCGCAGACCCGGAACCTTGCCGAGAATCGTCGCGGGTCGGAGCAGTTCCAGGAATTCCGTCGCGATGTTCTGGTACTGCGCGAGCGGTCCCGCCCAGACCGTGTCGGTCGTCGTTCCGGCCGCCACCGCCGCCTTGAGATACAACGCGACCTCCGGGGTCGAGTCGTCCCAACGTTTCGCGTACTCCGCGGCTTCCGACCAGTTCCCGCGTTTGTTCGCGATCGCCATCGCAATGCGCGTGAACGCGGTTCCCGCGGGCAGCTGTGACTTGACGACAATCGCGGTCTGTCGCGGCGTGACGACCGGCGTGACGACCGGCGTCGTGACCGGTTTCAATTCCGCCTGTTGCGCGGCGTCGAGGTCGCGGAGTCGGACCAGATGGCTGTCAAGGCTTTTGACCTCCGCAACGAGACCGTCGTATTCGGTCTGGTCCGTCTCGTTCAACGTCGTCCCGGCTTCGCCCGCGCCTTCCATGATCGCACCCATCCGGGCGACCTTGGCCGCGCGCGTGTTCGCGTTGTCCTGAATCTGTTCGGCAATGGTTCGTTTCATAGGTCGCGCGTCCTTTGTTACGCGCACAGCAACGACAGGGTCCGAATCGCCGGACGGAGACAGGCCAAGCGCGGCCAAGTGCGGAGCGTCCAACGACTTCAACGTGAGGACGGAAGCGTTGACGTTCTGCGGAACCGTGACGAGCGAGAGTTCGACGATTTCCGTTTTCAGGAAATGAATCCCGCCGCCTTTGAGAAACTTCATGCCCGCGTCGCCGACCGGACGGAACCCGATCGAAATCCCGCGCATCAGACCGGCGACGATCGACTGCCACGCTTCCTCGACACGGTCCCGCAAGGTCCCTTCGGTCTCGATTTCCGGCAGCGAGGCTGAGAACGTGATCGCGTCCGCGGTCGCGGAGAGGGTTGCGGTGCCAACCGGTTGTTTCGTGTCGTGATGGAGCAGCAACGGGAGCGGATTCTGGAAGGACGCGCCGAGCGGTTCGAGGATGTCGCCGCGCCGATCGGGGGCAGGCGTCGAGGCGATACCGCTGATCGTTCTCGACTCCGTATCGGCTTTGACGTGGAGGACGGCGTACGCGCGTCGCATCGGAGGACCAGATAATGCGACGAGGTCCGCTCAGCAATGGATTTAACGCATACGAAATTCAGTTGACTTTCGGGTCAACCGCGCGACGAATGACCTCCGCGACGCTGACGCCGGTCCGGACCGCGGTCCGACAGACCGTGTCGTACTGGGTTGGCGTCATCCGGACGGAGACCGTCAACGTGCGTTGCGTGTCGTCCAGGGGCGGACGTCCGCGTTTCGGCAACGACTGGTCGTCGTTCATGATCGCCCCCCGAAAAAGTACATCTGATATTCCGGTTCCCGTTCCGGCTCGATCATCGTCAGTTTGCGCGCGAGCAACGCGGCAATGACCGGGTCGATGCGACCGCGACTCCGCTTTTTCGTTGGGTAAATGTTGTCTTTGTTGTCACGTTGTACCACAACATTCGAAACGCACCACGTCATGAGCGGATGACCGCCCGCGTCGATCATGCCGTCGAGGACGTCCGCCTCGAATTCCTTGGCGGGTCCGGACATCTGCGCGAACGTCTGCGGGACCTCGACGACCTTCAAGCCGTCCGCTTCGAGTTCTTTGACCAGATTCCCGGCGTTGTACGGGTCGACGCCGACTTGGAGCACGTTGAACCGGCTCGTCGCGTCGCGGACCAGTTCGAGGACGACGTCCTGATCGATGCGGTTGCCGGGATTCGTTCGCAGAAAGCCGTGTTCGACCCAGTCCAGATACGGCGCGCGGTCTCGATGCGACCGTTCCTCCA